CCCCAGCGGGTTTTGTCCAAGTGCCAGAAGACGTGAAGATTTGGATATTGGCGCTTCCAGTAGATACCGGAACTTCATTTCCAGCAGAATCTTTAATATATGGTTTATTATCGCTTTTTATGTAAAAAGCGGCATCGCCAGAATTTGGCGTGATGCCGGTAGATTGCGTGAATATAGCTGCATTTGCAAAATGTCTGTCTGGTGGTGGCATAAATTAAAACTCCTTTTGTTTCCACTGACGCTCGACCCGATCATCAAACCAAACGAGGTTTGGTTCCCACTCGCCGTCTAAAGGCATGTCGATTTTGACGACTGGGACGATCTGCGGATCGACCCAATTTTCGGGGAGAGGATATGGCCGGATTGTATCGATGCGTGGCTCGTCGTTTTCGTCCAGCACGATGCTGGAGAGTTCTTGGCGTCCGTCTGCGAATATAAGTCCGTATGTTCTCATGGTGTGTGTTTGGTTAAGTTCCGTATGCGATTTCGACGGCATCGACGCTGGCGACCCAGCGCCAGATTTCGCTGGTGATGCCTGTGACTTCGACTTTGAGCGCGTCGTTGGTGTCGTTGGCAGAGAGTGCGATGGATGTGCCTGCGGCGTTGTCTGTGCCGATGGTGATGGGCGCGTAAACTTCGCTTGTCGTTCCACTGACATTTTTTAAAGCATACTGGCGCAAGTAGTGTGCTACTGCTGTGCCGTCTGACTTCACGCCAGAGATGTTGATCGTGAAGGCGAAGATTTTCCCGCTGGGGATCGTGAGGCGAGTTGCGCTGCCGTCCAAGAACAATTCGACTGCCGCGTTGGTCGTGGTCTTGTTGCGGAGGACGAAGCGAGCGCGTTGGGCGTCGCCGTTGGCTGCAAATCGACCATTTGCGTGAGATTGTTGCCCGTAGCGGTCTGCTAAACCTGCGAATCCGCCAAGAATGGAAGTGTAGGAAGCAGATGTTGCATTTCCTAAATTAACGTCTCCTCCACCAGCAATAACAGAAGAAAGGCCTGATGCAACATTTGTTCTGCCGCCACCCACAAAAATTGTGGTTGATGTTGCTGCTGAATTTGAGAGTCCGCCACAAATAACGCTGTATGATCCTGTGCACGAATTTGAGTTTCCTCCAACAACCAATCCGAAAATATTAGATGCTGTATTATTTGCGCCTCCTAAAATTGCAGAATTTGATCCGCTTGCAACCTGAGTGTTTGCTGTTTTTACTAATTGCAAATCCACCGCACTTGCCCCCCTTGCATTTCCACCAACCGTAGTCCCGTCTGGCTTGGGGCCAAGTATAAACGCCCCCGTGCCTTTCGGCGTGAGGACGAGGCTGGAGTTGGTCTGACCAGCATGGTCGTTGCGGATGGCTACATTGTTCTGGGTGGCGGTGGTAGCATCGTCGATCACGATGTCGCTGCCCTGCACAGCATAACCACCTGTGCCATTTGCCCGGGGAACTGCGTTATCTACGGAGCCAGCGGGGCCACCGATAGCACGGATTGCTGTTCTAAATGAGTCTTGTGCTGCTCCAAATCCAAGTCCATTAAAGCTGATATTAGCACCATTATATAATTCGATGCCTCCAGAACTTATTCCTGTTTTTGCTTCATCATTATCTGGACTAAAATTTCCAACTTGGAGGTATCCAGCTGAAATATTTAAACCACCTGACATCGTGTCGCCAGTTTTGGCAACCGCTCCAATGTCGGCGGGAGTGGGCAGCGGAGCAAATGGGGCCCAAAAAGATGGGCTAGAATTTGGCGATTCATCACTTGCTGGCGATACACATAAATAAAAATCACCCGCATAGCTCACGACATTATTCACTTGGTAGTTAACCTGGTTGCTATACCCTCCTTTGTATAAAAAGGCTGAGTCAGCTTTGGCCCCTTGCGCTGCGGTTGCTGCGCCAATGTCAGCGGGCGTGAGCGCATCCGCGCCGCCCGTGGCGTGGGTAGTGGCGTGCGCGTCGGGGGCCCCTCCGCCTCCACCAGCAGAAGGCGTCTGCGGCACATACTCGTCGATGGAGGACGAGTAAACGAGTGTCTGCCCATTGGTGGGCTTCACCCCGGACACGAAAGTGCCGTTGATCTTGAGCGCGTCCGCCGTTCCCGAGTCAGGATAGAGGGGCGAGGTGGAAAAACCCATGTCTTAGATGTAGAGCGCGGTCATGTGCAGGTTTGCCGATCCGAGAGTCTTGGTCGGGCCGGTCGTGGAGTTTGTCACCGCGATGCCGGCGGAGAGTGGGATGCCCACAAGCCCCGCGTTAAAGGAAAAGGTCGTCTGCGCTGGCACGGCCAGCACCATCACAGGCACAGAGCCATCGGCCGGGATCGTGGCTGAGTTGAAAAGGTGGATGAATTGAGCCGGTCCCGAGTTGTAGCCTGAGATCGAGTAGAGCGTGCCAGCCGAGTTCTTGAATACGCGCCCGCTTTCGTAGGCTGTGCTATTGCCCAGCAGGACGGCGCTTGGCGTCACCGGCAGGGGCGTGCCGGAGGCGGAGCCTTGCACGGTGAGCACATCCGCGCTTGGCGTGCCAGCCGTGCCCAAGGCAGGTTGCTTGGCAGCAGTGGCCGCACCGGCAGGCAGGGCGGAGCTGGAGACAACCACCGCGCCGGTATTGCAAGCCGTCACCTTGCCGTCGAGGCTGGTCAGGCGCGTGGTCTGCGTAGTCTGAGCGGCTTCCGTGGCAGGAGCGGCGATGATCTTGGCCAGGATCGCGGCCGAGGTCGTTTCCGTGGCAGCGCCGGTGGGAAGCGTGGAGGATTTTACTACGACGCCGTTGGTCGTGCCAGCGGTCGTCTGGTCGATAGAGACCGTGCCGATTGAGACCGTGCCGGAAAAGGCCAGGCCGACATCGAGTTTGCCGTCGGAGGTGACAGCGACTGGGCGCACGATGCCGGACGCGTCACGGCCAGCAATGAGGGAGGCGGGGGAGTTCATGGGTTAATTATAGGTAGAGGGTGTCAAGTGGGGGTTATTGGAAGGTGGCGGAGTAGCGGCGAACCTCGCCTCGGCGGAGCCAGGCGTCGTCCATGCGCTGCATCAAGACGCCTTCGGCGCGGACGAATTGGAACTGGCTCTTGTCGTATTGCCCGTCCTCAGCCAGCGTCTCGGCAACGGCGTAGAATTTAATGTAGTCCGCCAGGAAAGTCGGGATGCGGTGGCGGAGCCAGAACGTGGTATCTGTCGGGAGGTTGCCGGTCGTCGCTTGGATTGCCTCGTAGCAGTCGCCGGTCGTGTTGTAATAAACCAAGTCGCCCTTGGCATAAGTCGTGCCGGAGCTAAAAGCCGTGTCGGTAAACCGGGGAATGGGCAGGGCAAAGAACACATACACATCGCCGGTCGTGTAAGCCGCGTCTGTGATGGTGAGGGCGTCATCCGTCAAAACAAATTCCAGCTCATCGGCGATGCCCGTGGCGGCGGGGTCCGAAGCATACACAGCCTCGACAGCGCCAATCGGCGTGAGGCCAGTTTGGTAGAGCGCAATGCTCCCTGCCACCACCGCTCTCTGCTCGATCTGCGTGGTGTCGGGCCAATCATAAAACCCCCAAGCCAGCGCGGCCGCCGTCGTCGCATACTCGGCAATCGCCGATGCCTGCGAAGGCAGCAAACTCTGCTCAGGATCAATGCCCATGCGCTGGATGATCCCATCGCGGATCGTGCGGTAAGGTGTCGTCTTCATTGCGCGGCTCCTTGTTGCAACGCGGGCAGAGTGCCTTGGCGGCCGATCTGGGCGTTTTGTTGTTGCTGGAGTTGGAAATTGAAGCCCTTCATGCGGGCGTCGATCATGTTGCGGAAAATCTCATCCTGCTGGTAGCGCTGCTGCACGGCGGGGTTGGCCTGGATGATTCCCTGCAAGACTTGGGCGCGGAGCTGGTGGTTCTGCCCTTCGCCTGGGAGTTCCGGCTCGGTGCCTGCGGCAATCTTTGTGTAGGCCAGTTGCTCCTCGTTGGCTTCGATAGCGGCGGCGGGGCCGGGGTCGCGCACCAATAGGTCGGCAAGGTTGGGATCCACAGCGGCCATGATAAATTTCACAAGCCCGGCGCGGTCGATGACACCGGCGACGTCCATCGGGACGATGGCTTGGCTGATGTAGTTCAGCTTCACGCCGAGGGCTTCGGCGTCGAGGTTTCGGGAATCCCAATCCACCATGAGGTCGAACTTTCCCTGGATGCTCTCGCGGTCGGCTTGGAATGGTAGAGCCTGCCCGCCGGAGACGCGGAGGATTTGCACCGGCAGCATGTATTGCTGCATGAGCTGGTAGGTTTGGGTGATGATGGCTTTGAAGTCGCGCAGCCAGCGGTCCACCGTGTGCTGCGTGACCAAAGCGACATAGTTGGGGTCCACTCCTTCGCCTGCCATGCCGAAGTATTCGTTCACATCGCGGCGCACGGCGCGTTCGATCTCGATGGTGCCCTGGTCGAAGGGCGGCGGCTGCATCCAGCCAAACTCATTCGGGCGGCGCTCGGGAATTTGCACGGCGGGGCCGAGCACGATGTCAAGTTTCCCCCTATTGCTCGGTATGCGCATTGGGGGAAGGATGGCGATTCCGGCGCGGTCGGTGCGGTAGTCGCGCTGGGTCTTGATCTCCGCCTGCATGGTCGAGACGATCTCGGGGATGCCACGGGCCTCTAGTATGCACCGGCTCACGCGCTCGCGGGCCAGCTCGATGAAAGGATACTCGCCGTGTGAGTAGGGGGAAATCTCCTCCTTGGCGAAGATGTCCACATTCGGGTGCATGACGCGGCACATGACCTTGGTGGCCCCGGTCTTCTCGTCGGTCTCCTTGCTGTAAACATGCCAGATTTCCACCAGGTCGCGGTGGTCTTGCCAGAGGATTGAGTCGCGGCGGTTCTGGTTCTGCTGCGAATACACCGGCCACAGGCTTGCGCCTTTGTAGTTCTCGGCCTTCTCGTAAAAATCTTGGGGGTAGCCTTCGGTAAGCGTGCGCTCTTCCAGCTCCTCGCAAGTCACCATCTCGCGGCGGGCGATCCATGGGGCACGCTGCAAGTCGTAGGTGGCGGTGGGGAAGATGATGTCGTTGAAAGGCTCAAGGGCCGTCCATTCGGGTTTGCTCTCGAAGATGTATGGCTCCGTGTATTCCACCGCGCCGCCTTCGCGCAGCTTGCGGATATTGGCAGCCGTGCCGGTGCCGGGGGCGAATTGCTCGGCAAGCTCAATGGCGACTTCCTCTTGGAGAGGGTCGAGGATGGCACCGATAAACATGGCGAGCGGTGAGTTTGGGTCGCCTTGCTCTTGGGCCATGATGATGATGTCTTCGAGGCTAATGGATTTCTCCTCAATGCGTGTCGTCGTTTTCCAAAACACACCCATGATGGCGAGGCCGTAGGTGGCGCGGATGTTGAGGGCGAGTTCCAGTTCGCGTCGGAGGTCGGAGGCGCAGTGGGTGAAGAGCATCCATTTCAGCACCGATTCGGCAGCCGTGCGCGACATGGCGTCGGTTGACTCCACCGGCATCATCTGCAAGCGGGCGGCAAAGGTGGAGGTGAGGCAAAGCTGGGTCTCACGATTGCAAACCAGATCAGCCAAGCGGATGCGGGCATCGCTCGCTCCTTCCCAGGGGAACACATTTTTGCCGAGGTTCTCAGCCCACTTGCGGCCATCCGAGGACTGCCCATCCCAGAGCGACATGCGGGTGTCATAGTTCCGGCTGCGGACGCTGGAGAACCAACTGCCATCGGTGGCGGCTTGCGTGAGCTCGCCCACCCAATACTTCGTGTCGCGGTCTGGCTTGTCGTCTTCGGTCATGTGGAGAAAGAGTTGCCAGAGGCCGCTTTTGATGCGGTTACGGCCTGCGCGTAATGAATGACCAGGGAAAAACATAACCCCGCCGCAATGCGTATGCTGGCAAAAAGTGGTAGCAGGCCACGGAATTGAACCGTGTTCTCAAGGGTATGAGCCTTGCGAGTTGCCGTTTCTCTCGCCTGCAATGTGAAAATATCCATCATGCTGCTTTGAGGCCCGGCATGAGAATCATGGTCTTGCCTGTGCCGCCGCACCGCACGGTGCATTGCGGGAAGTTGCGCTTAAACCAGGCAATGAAATCGGGATCGTTCCAGCAACCGGGCACTTTCCAGTTCCAGAAGTGGTAGATCTGTGGGTCCACGGAAAGCGTCATAGCGCCCACGCCCTCAATCGAGCGGAGGTCCTGCTTGGCATGGTCGGCAGCGATGAGATGCTGGCGGGCGTCGGCCTGCACAGCCTGGGAGTTCCACTGCGCGAAGAGTTCGTTCTTGGCCCCTTCGGCCACTTCGCCAGGTATGTCGCTGAGTGCTTCTTTGAGGATTTCCATTTGGTAAAACTAAATCCCCTGCCCCGTTTGCCGGGGGCCATCGTCGAGACGGCCCCCGGCAAGGGCTGGGGGGCGGGATTATGTGGTCGCTGCGAATTTTCCGAGAACCTGCGGGTTCGAGACCGCTACGCCGAAGATGGCGTCGCAGAAGCCACGGCGGCCACCGCCACGGTCTTCAAGCTCTTCCATGCGGGGCTTGCGGTTGAATCCGATGGAGACCAGATCCATGTCGAGCACGTAGCCACGGGCAGCGGAGACCGCTGCGGCCGCGCCATTGGCAAGGTAGGTGGAAACGTGGAGGGCCAGGATGCCGAAGTCGCCTTCGTAGATGTCGATGGTGTTCACGATCTTCTTGTCTTCCGCGTTGGAGTTGAAGGTGCGCACGGTGCTCATCACGTTGGTCGATGCCGTCGCAGTCCGGATGAAGTTTGTGAACGCACGCTTGAGGGCGACGCCGCAAACGAGGTCGTAGTTCCGGCGAGCGCGGCGCACACTGTAGATCGACTGGAGCACGTCGATCACGTTGTTCTCAGTGAGAGAAGTGGTCGCGGTCGTGTTGATCGAGGCGGCGGGGGTGCGGAACGTGGAGTCCACGGCGGTCGCTGTATCGGCCTGCGCGGTGGCTTTGATCCACTCGCCGATGCCACGGGTGCGGTAGGGGGTCGATCCCGATTGCACCACGCTGTCGTTGTCGGAGCCCATGATGGCCTCGATGTCGATCTTCAGCTCAACGAGGGCCTTGGCTGCGGCTTTGTTGAAGGCTTGCTTTTTGCCAACGCCTGCGAGGTCGGCGACATTCTCAACAAGGTCGTCCACTTGGAACGCCCGGCGCACCTTTTGGATGCGGCCCGAGAGGAGAACGCGGTTGGCGTGCTCGTCGTCGAAGGTGGAAACGTCGTCGTTAGCGAGGACGCCTGCGGTTTGTGGGTCGGAGTAGCGGTCGGCTGGCCATTGGAAAAGCACGTTGGCTGGCTCCTTGGACTTTTTGCACATGGAGAACAGAGGTGTGTCGCCGGGCTCGATGAGGACCATTGCGTCGGAGATGTCCTCGCGCTGGCCTTTGACTGTGGTGATGGGTGTAGCTGCCATAGTATTCTGGGGGTGGGGTTAGGTTTGGGGGGGGGTATTAGGGTTGGTTAGTTGAAAAGTGAGGCGACGAAATTCTCGGCGGCATCACGGTTTCCAGACTTCTTCAGGGCTTCAAGCGGATCGGATTGGGATTTGGTCTTGGGGGCGGCTGAGGGACTGACAACCTTGGGAGCCATAGTGGGCTTGGCGGCTGCCGGTGCGGCAGGCTTGGCCTTGGCTGTGGCGGCTTTCTTTTGGATGGCCTCGGCTTGCTGGAAGCGGAGGGCTTGTCCACGAATCGCGTCGCCTATCACGAGTTCCAGATTCGGCAGCTTGCCGATGCCGGGATACGCTTTCAGCGTAGCCATCATCATCTGGCGGGCTTGGGAATCATCCTGGAACAACTCGGGGTAAGCCTGCCGGGCTTCAGCCTGGAAACTCTCGCGCTGGGCGAGGTAGGTCCGGCGGGCAGGCTCGGCCTTGAGGATCTGGCGGGCAAGGCGCAGGCGTTCTTGAAGCTCTTGCTTCGTAAACTTGCGCGTGCTGCCGTTTCCCATAGGCACTTCCACTTCGCCGCCTTCGTAGTCGGCTTTGGCAATGAGGTCGGGCACATTGTCGAGCACGGTATTGGCTGCGGCCAGTCGGCTTTCCAGCGCCTCGGGCGTGGCGACATCCGCCAATGGGTCGGCGGCATCTTGCACCACGATAGGTTGGGCGCGGGTAAGAGCGTCCTTGGCGGCGGTGAGTTCGGCTTGCAGGCTGGTGGCTTGCTCCTCGGCGCTCTTAGCGCGGGCGGTGAGCTTGTCCACTCGCTTGGCGAGCTTCTTCACAGCGGGGGTTTCGGCGGCTTCGGGGTCTTCCTCTGCGTCGTCGTCTTCGTCCTCGGTGGCGTCTTCGGGTTGTTCAGGATCTTCCGTGGAATCGGCGTCCGTTTCCGGCGCGTCGGTTTCCTCGGTCTGGTCCTCGGGGTTTATGTCAGTAGTGGTCTCATCCGCGACTGCTTCCTGTGCGGCCTCTTCGGTCGCCGGAGTCTCATCAATGGTCGGGAGCTTGACTCCCAGCGCGTCGATGACTTCGCCGATGCTGAATCCTGTTTCTGTCTGTTCCATGGTTTTTGTTGCGTCCAAGTCGCGGTGTCAGAACTGAGGTCTGGTGCGGGTCCGACATTTTCACGGGCTCGCGGCGAGCAGTTCAGCACTCGCGCTGATACGGGATATGCCTGCAAAAATTGCAGAGCGAAACACACCCGCGCCGGAACCGACCGGAACCGACAGAAAACGACTGAAACCGCCCGTAAATTTATTGCGGGATGACCATTTTCGTGGCGTCAGGAAAATGGTTATTTCTTGGAAAGGAATGCCTCGGCGCGTGTGCGCTCGATCTCTTCGCGCAAGGTGCGAAGGGCTTCCAAGCCGCCTGCGCTGTGGGCGAGCAGGCCGGGGTTCTGCGCCGTCTGCGGCATGCAGGTAATCTCGGCCGCGTCTTCGATGGCATCATTCAATTTGGCAATGACGGCACGAAACCAAAGCTCCTCCGGCGGCACACACCAAGCGGTTTCTAAGTCTTCAGCACTCATTAAAAGGGAATGTCAGGAGACTCGGAAAGCGGCACGTCCACTTGCTCTGCGGCGGGCGCGGCCTCTGTTTTCTTCGCCTCAAAGTAGAGCTTGAAATACTTTTCTCCCGAGTCGCGGTTTGTGTTCACAAAAGCGCTGATCCAATACGGCACGCCCTCAATCGTGCAGGAGCCTTTATGCGAAGGCTGCGTTGACTTTTCCTGATTCTTGTTCCGGCTCAGAGAGCCCACAAAGTCTGTGCGTTTCTCGCTCATGCCAATTTTTCCAGATCGCTTGAGCGATACCAAGCGCGACTCCCGCGCTTGCGTATGGGTTTAATCAACGCACTTTCGACAAGCGTTCGGAATTGTCTCTCAGTAACCCCAAGACGGGCCATGACATCGCGGCGGCGGAGAAGTTTCATGTTGTTTCCATTATAGGGGAGGCGTGTCAATAGCTCCCTCCTGGGCGGGCTCGCAGCATGGCGGGGTCTTCGTAGCCCACGCCGGAGAGCGTGATGTAGCGGAGAATGTCGATCCAGTCTTTGGTGGCTCCCTTTTTGCCGTCGGCACCGGTCCATGTTTTCAGCGCATAGATGAGATTCTGACAGCGTTCGGAGATGTAGAGGCGAGGCGAGTTCAGCGCATCCACCGGCGCGTCTTCGTTGTAGGCGAGCCAATCGTTGATGAGCGTGACACCTTCCACAATCGCTTGCCCGCTGGTGGCGCGGAAGTCGAGGCCGATGCGGTCGCTGCATTGCTCGATGAGGGTTCGCACGCCTTCCTGCGTCATCGTCGGCGTGTTGCCATAGCGGCTATCCATCCAACGCTCGGAGGGCTCGGCGGAGTCGGCTTTCTCGGCAGCGTCGATGATGCGTTTGTAATCCTCAAAGCCAAAGCCCGCACAGGCTTTTTGTGCGGGACCAGGGCGGCCGTCTTGCAGTTTGCCATCCGCCTCGGCCCACGGGCCGGGGTAGCCCACGCCCTCGATGTAGTCGAACTGGTCCGGCCACTCGCGGTAAATCCAGCACCGGCCATCCGGCGTGTAGCGGATCCAAAGCATCGCCCATGTCTTGCCCTCGCCGGGGTCCACAAAATGAAAGACCGTGCCATCCCCCGGCACCTTGTCGGCAGGCACCACATGAACCGTGTCGCGGAATTTGGGAAACATCGACATCCGGGCCTTGGTCGGAACGCCATAAGCACGCATCAGGATGCGCTCGCGGTTGCTCCCGCGTAGCTCCGTCTCCATCGCCTCGGGGTTGCCGTAGGGATTGTCCGAAGTATGGAAATAAACCACGCGGGCTTTCTCGCGGGTGCATTGCTGGATGCGCGGCACTTGCTCCACGCCGATCAGGCTGCCCTCGCGGTAGCGCGGCAGGAGCGGCGCATCGCATTCCTCCAGCGTCTTTGCCCCGTCGAGGTATTCTTTGACGGTAGTGGTGTAGCCCTCAATCGGCGTGAAGCCAATGCCCAGCTCGCCATCTCGCGTGAGCAAACGGAAACGCAACGCCTCCAGCCAATCCGGCGTCACCAATTCATCCGCCCATACGAAATCCAACTCCGAGCCTTCGATGCTGGTGACATCCATCGAGTAGAATTTGAACCAACACTGCGAGCCATTCGGGAGAACGAACGAGTTCTCGGTGAAACCGCCCTTCTGCGAGTAGGTGATATTTGCCACCGCGCCCTTCTTGAGCTTGCCGCTGGCGGAGGGTTTCCATTCTTTTGGCAAATACTCCCACAAATAAGGCTGCTGGCTCTGGATCGAAGCGGCCTCCGTGCTTTGCAGGCACCACACCTTTGCGCCGGGCTTATTGACCAGGTGTTGCATGGCCCGCCGCGCATAGTAGCGCGACTTGCCGGAGCGGTTGCCGCCGAGGATGAGAAGCTCCGTGACGCCCTTGGGAAAAAGCGCACGCAACTCCGAGAACCCCGCATCCGCCCGCGCCCAAGCCGGATTCTCCCACCCGTAGCGCCAAGGGTCCTCCACCATGCGGGCAATCTGCTCCTCCCGCTCGCGGTGTATGGCGAGCAACTGCGCCTCAGTGGCTCCCAGGCGTCGCCCCCGATACTGCACGACAAAGGTGCCATCCGGTCGGCGGCCCTCGATGACGATTTCTGGAATGACCGGGCTTTTAGTTTGAGGAATCATGGGCGGGCAGGCTTGAGTTCATTTTCATGGAGGCTCAACCAAGCGACGGCCTTCCCAGCATCGCCGACATCATCGACCGTGACGCACAGGTCGGAGATAACCCCGGCATCTTGCAGGAGGTTCAGCGCATGGGTGGCATCGATCCGGCGGAAAGCGATGTAGTCGCGGAGGGAGTTCATGTTATTTCCCGCAGTTGGGACATATCGCTTTCCCGTATGGAGTGTAATTGACCGACGATCCACATCGGTGACAAAACCCGATAAAGTTAATCAGTTTACGCCAATAATAGCGCACCCGATAGCCAAGAATAGTGAAACTCATTTCGCGCCCTCCCCACTGGACAATTCCTTTTTTCGATTGTGATAGAACACAAAAGGAATGGCGGGCCACACCAGCAGAATTAAAACGCTCCAAGTTAGGCATACGCCCACGCAGAGCGGCACGGCAAAGATACTTCCAATGGCATACCAAAACGGGCTTTGTTTCATTTTGCGCCCTCCTTCCATGTAAAAACCGATTTCGTGTCGTATGGGGTCGCCAACTTCATTTCTGCGTATCCTCGTTTTATTGCTTCTTTTTTAAGTGGATCAACTGTAGTTATTAGCCCCAACAACCCAGTGACAAGAATTCCTGTAAATAACCCGACCAAAAACGCTGATCCTGTATCACTCATTTCGCGCCCTCCTTGATTTTGTCGAGTTCGGCGCGGTATGCGTCGGAAGTCCCAACAGGGTCGCCGCTTTCCATTTCTTCAATCGCCCTCTCCGCAATGTCTTGCAGTTTGGCGTTTTGCTCCCGCGCCTCATCTCGCTCGCGCTTCAGTTCACGGGCATACTCAATGTCAACGCATGGCACTTGGTAGCCGTTGTCGTTGATCGCGTAGATGATTGGCTGGTCATCTGTCTTAAGCGTTCCGCTCATTTCCCGCCCTCCCTGCCGTAAATCGCGTTTTGGAGTCTGTGATATTCGCTGTTTATCAATATAAAACAACCGATTGGCAGTTGTTTGTTTATCGCAACCAATAGGCGACTCGCTGCGTCATGGACTTTTTGGTGGTCTTTGTAGGCTACCCATTCGCCAGCGGGAATTGCGGCTCGCGCCTCGTCTCGCTCGCGTTCTGCTTTTTCACGCATTTCTTGGTGGTAGTCCGAGTTCTGGCAGTAAAGCCGCGCCGTTTCCTCCCATTTGTCTCGTTCGCGCAAAGTGTTCATGTGCAATTCCCTCACCTCGTCGCGCTCGCGCCTTGCTTCCAGAACACGTTCGCCCTCCCTTAATGCTCGCTGGTGTTCTTCGTCCCAAGACGCAATGGCAACACGCTCACGCTCCCGCGCCTCGTCGCGCTCGCGCTGCGCCTCGCGCAAAAGCTCCCATGCCGCCAGTTCGCACTGTAAATCATTCTCCCTCTCTGTGTTCTCTGTGTCCTCTGTGGTTAAATTCTTCATAAATCGCTTTCAAAAGTCCGCGCCTTCACCACCAACCGCCGCGCATTTTCCAGCAGGTCAAAATAAACCTCCTGCGCACCAATATCCCGCGTGTATTCCGGAGGCTGCGCATAATGCAACACAGCCCGCAGAGTCGCCGCCAAGTCCGTTGCCAGCTTGCATGTGTGAGCCACGCCCGGATGGTCCTGCCACTCACGGTGGCAGGACGGGCAGGCTATCGCTGAATCAGATACTATTGTCATATTTAATAAATTGTTAATGGTTTCACTTCAAAAAGACTTAACTCGATGCGGTGAATCTCGCTCTCGATCTCCGCCAGCATCGACCACTGCTCGCGGGTGTAGGTGCCTGAAAACGGAAACGAACACTTAGAAAATTTGCCGTTTTCGAAGGTAATGATCACCTTACCCAAAGTGTCCGGACACTTTGGCTCAGGCGTGTCCGAGGTAAGTTGGAAATGATATTCCGTGATGCTGCGTGTGGATTTGTGGCTGATGGTCATGGTGTAAAAAAGTTTTTAAAAAAAAGGGACTCCATTTCAAAATTGCTTTATGTAAACGTTTCATTTTAATTATTTAGCAATTCTAAGCATCGTGTCCGCAATGTTATCTAAAAAACCGCTTTCCTTGAGCGCATTAAGTCTTTCGCAAAGATCAACAAATTCTTTTAACCTAGCTATTTCTTCTTTGTAATCGCCACCTAGAAAAAACTGCCTTATTTCTTTAAGAGGCCCGGTCATTTGGGAAGTTTCTGTTACCATTGCAAACCTAGTAGCTCGAATATCTTCAAGGTGTCTTTTTGTATCTGCTCTAAACCTTTCCATATCTCCACCTATACCACCTGCAAGTTCATCAATAATTCTTCTAGCATCCTGAGCTGCAAGAACATTTGGACGAGTTTCTTTTGGAAGTTTTGCTATCTCATTGCAAATTGCAATCTTTAGATCGTCCATATTCATCATAGGTTGGCCATTCACCATTATTACTTTTATACCTGAACTGCTGATGTATTCTTGATTAGGGACTATTGGAGCGCCGCTTCCGTTTATGTTTATAGTATTCATTTTTTTATGTTTCTTTTTGGTTGTGCGTTTGTGTTGTTGTTTTGGTATTTCCGAAAGTTTTTGTTGCTTAATTTCAGGGGGCTTTGCCCACCATGGAGCTGGAGCCGCCACGCGGGCGGCGACTCGATCTATTGGAGTCCTTGTCGGGTTTCCTCCGTCTATTCTTTCTCGTGGTTTGGGTTTCCATATTTTGTGAGATTTTGGTTCTGGCATGAGCGCCGGTTTTTGCAGGACACGCACATAGTCGAATGCTTCCTGCAATGATCGGAACTCGCTCATTTATTTCTGCCTCTCGTTCTGGTTGTTGCTATACGCCTTCTGGGTCACATTTTTGAAAAGCGTGTGCTGGCCCACAAAGTTCAGTTTGATCTCCGGCGTCGGGCCGTTTCTTTGTTTTGCAAGGATGAGCAAGGTGTTGTGATCCATCGGTTCCTCGTCGGCGTCGGATTTTTTCTTGTTTTTGTCCAGGCGGTGGATGAGTAGCACGGTATCAGCGTCTTGCTCGATGCTGCCGGATTCGCGGAGGTTTGAGAGCTTCGGCTTCGAGCCCTCGTCGGCGTCGCGGTTGAGCTGCGCCAGGGCGATGATGGGGATGTTCAGCTCCTTAGCCGTGGTCTTGAGCGCCTTGGAAATCTCGCTCACTTCCAGCGCCCGGCTCTCGCCTGCCCGCTTGGAGGATCCGTGCATGAATTGCAGGTAATCGACCACGATGAGGCCGAGGCCGTGCTGCGACTTGGCCCGCCTTGCCCGGCTGCGGAATTGCGCCACGGTGAGGCCCGGCGTGTCGTCGAGGTAGAGCTTGCTCTGCACCAGCCGGGTGGCGGCCCCGGAGACATTGCCCATGGCGCGGCCGTCAAAAAACCCGTCGCGTGTGCGCTGGAGGTCCAAGCCTGCCTCGGAGCAGATGGCTCGGGTCATGAGCTCTGTGCTTGGCATTTCCACCGAAAAGACCAGCGTCGGCACGGCATTCTGCATAGATGCGTGCAGGGCGATTTGCATCCCAAGCGCCGATTTGCCACACGCAGGGCGAGCGGCGATGACGATCATCTGCCCGCCGAGGAATCCGCCGGTGGAGCGGTCCAGATCGTGGATGCCGGTCTCCAGCCCCACGGTCTCCCCACGGCTGTGATACACCTTCTCGATATGCTCCACGGCGGCCAGCACGGCGGTTTTGCAGTGCGAGACAGGGTTTTCCCTTGTCGAGTGGTCGCGGAGAGCGTAGAGGGCCTGCTCGCAGCGTTCCTGGGCATCCTCTGTGGTGAGCGCATAGTCGTTTGCCGCCTCGGCCATGGCGAGGGCCGCTTGGCGCATGGCACGGCGTTTCCATACATCCAGCACCTCGGCAGCGTAGTGCCGCCAATTCATCGTGATGGCGACTTCCTGCACCAGCTCAGTCACATAGCTGTAGCCGCCACACTCCTCAAGCTGGCCCGCCTTCTCCAGCTCAGTCGTCACCAGGATAAGGTCCACCGGCCGGGCAGCCTGCCTCATGGTGGCAATGATGCCCATGATGCACTGGTGCGCGGGATAGACAAATTGCTCCGGCGTGAGCGCCTCTAGCACGCTATCCGCCGTGCGCCCATCGGTGATCGCTGCGCCGACCACGGCTTTTTCGGCGATTTGATTTTCGGGAAGGGGGTTTTTCATTTTTTTGGCAAACGGGAAGCGGCCATGGCCGTGGCCTTACGGAGCGAGGATCCAAAGCCGAGAAGGTGGAAGACCTTGCAACAGACTCTCGGATTTTGCTCATAGCCGAGTAAGCGGAATTGCTCCGCCCCGTCCGCGCTCACCACCGGCGAGCCATCCGGATGCGTCATCGGCGTGTAAATGGGGTCATCCATAGGGCGGCTTTCGTAAGTGCCGACCTGCCAGCGAAGAAAGTCATTCACAGACTCCTCGTTATGTCGCGTCACCACACAGAAGGCTTCCGTGGCGGTGGCTTTAATTTCAACGGTTTCGATTACGTTTATCATGTTGGTGTTTTTTATGCTGCGGCGAGTTCGCGTTGTTTTTCACGAACCCAAAATTTCATGCTGTCGGGCAGATTTGCCCAGGTGGAGAGGTTCACTTCGGGAAATTCCGTCTCGATAAGATCGCGCCATCCATCGGGTTCCGTGGATACAGGAGCCGTCGCGCTCACGCTCGCCCCGCTGCGTGCTGCCCAATCCCTCGCCCGGCTCACTTCGGTGAGGATGTTATTCAAAAGCGTAGCTAAGTCCTTGCGGCGAAACTGCGCCGCCGCGCCTTCTTTTTGCCGATAGGCCCATTCGAGAAACCGCCAATCCTCTTCGCTCACGGCCGCCGCCGCTTTTTTATTTTTTTCCCAAGCACGGCTCGAGGAGGCATCAAGAGGAGTCGATTCTCGAAGGTTGAAGAGGTTTCGGAATCGGGTCAGGGCAGGATGCGGTGGTGCCGGTGTTGGTTCGCATTCGATGACCAACTCTATGTCCCCTTGGGGACTTATAGGGGTATTATCTATTCTATTCTTATCTAGCTTCGCATGGTGTTCGCTTTCCGTTCGCATCGGTTGCGCACAAGAATCCTTCGGTTTGCGAACAAACTGCATACGCTTTGCCTCGGTAGACCTTCTCTTTGCAGACGCTCCATTGTGCTCATCGAAGCGTGCAATCTCTACGCCGTCTTCGCTTTCCAAAATCCAGCCGATTTTCACCAAGGCGGCCCCGAGCCCTTTCAATCCCGTCTTGCGGTCGATAGCTCCGAGGGAGAGCCCTTCCAGCCGTCCATCCGTGCTCTGATCGTCGGCCATTGACCATATCCAATACAGCCCACCGATGACCTCGCGCTCGGGCTTGTTTGTCATGTCGCAAATCTTGGCGATCCGAGGATCATCCCAAAGGTTGCTACGCATTTTTATCCAGTTTGACATACTTATTTTTTCTTTCGATTTTGAAGCTGAGAGTCCCACCAAACGCTGCGCGTCCGGACCCCGCGACTTTCCAGCCAGCGGTCGCAGGCAGCCGAGAACGCCCGGCTGTCGCGCACCGACATCCACCCCACCCGTGCATCGTCCGGCCCGAGCGAGGGCACGCTCCGGTGTTGGCTGGACTTTTCGTAACCCTCCAGGCTCACGCCACGGCCTCCTGTGTGCGCGGAGACATCTCGACAAGCCGACGCAGCCGGTGGAAGCAGGCCAACGTCATGAGCGCATCTTCCAGCGCGTTGTGCGTCTTGCCAGATCGTGAGAACCCGAGCGCCGCCGCGATATGGTCCAGAGACAGGCGAGGCTGCCCATCTTTACCTACCGGCAGGTTCAGCGCCCCCACCTCGTAGGCGAGCCACGCCGCCGCTTGCAGATCCACCATCTTGCCCATAGGCCAAGTCAGGAAATTGCGAGCAAAGGCCGCCCGCAGGAAGTCACGGTCGAAGGTGACATTGCAGCCAGCCATCACCGAGAACCGGCGCGTGCCCAGCCATAAAGCGAGATCCTGCATCACATCCAGCTCCGGCCGTCCGTTTTTTTCCAGAAAATCGAGAGTAAAACCATTCTTCGCCAACGCCTCGGGCTCACAAAGCCACTCAGGATTTGGCTTAATAATCGCAGTAAAAGCCTCGTTATCCAAAGAATCCACCGCCGCCACGCTCAAAAGCGCATTCTTCGAGGGGTCAAAGCCCCCCGTTTCCACATCGATGACAATCAATCGCGTCTTCATTTCGCCTCCTTCGGTGGATTCGGCAACGGCATCCAATGCAAAACTGGGTCATAGTCGTAAATTCTTGCACCAGCTACATTTCGCCAGACATCGCCATCAATAAACCCTGTCCAAACTTCACCATCCTTCGTGTGGATGATGACCGTCTCGCCGTCATCAGGAAGCGTCACTGAAGCATTCCGCCACTTCATCTCCGTGTCCTCTGTGTCCTCTGTGGTTAATTTCATTTTTTCGGGGTTGTTTTTTTTTGCTCAATAAAACGGCGATAGAGCGCAACGCTCACAGCCGCAGACTGAAACAGGGTTGTTGTTTTTTTCATAAAGTGCCAATAGCAGGGGAGAATCGTTGTTTGAGTGGAGACCAAATGTCCCGCTCATCAGGCATTGCCGGGATCATCTCGCCAGGGCGGTAGAACCGGCTGTCCTTCACGCGCATCAGCGCCACGCGCATCGTGCCCGCCTCGCCCGTAGGAATCTGCACTTGCACCAAGTAGCGGTTCGGAGTCGGGCGATACACCTTCACCTTCACAGGCTCCGGCGGCGTCCCAGCAGCGGCCTCCGCCGCGTTTTTTTTATTTTTTGACTGATCCATAGGTTAGTTAGTTGAAAGCTCCTCAGCGGCCTCCTGCGACGAAGAGACCCCTTTGCATAAAATTTTCTGCTCACCCAAATCAGTGGGTGTCATAGGGGGGGTGTCCAAAAATCCAGACCCCCTCCCCCCCTCCTGATCGACCCGCCGGGCGTCGGCCTCGACCGGCTCGACGGCGCAAGTGGTGCCCAAAGTGGCGACCCGCAGCCCTCCTGCGTAGGTAGAGCCTTCTGATTCGTTATCAGTGACCGCATCAACCAGGCACTCCGATCCGCTTCCGGCGCCCGATCCGTCCGGCCCCTTTTGTCCCGACCCGCACCCGTGTAAACCGGTTAGCGGCACCACCTCGGCTTCGAGCACCGGCAGGCTTGCCAGCATTTCTGAGAGCTTGTCTTGGGAGACCTCCACCTTCTCGATCCGGCTTGTTGCCTCACCCGAAAGTAGCTGCATCTTATCCACCATCACCGCTGCGACGATGGCCGCGTCTTTGGCTGAGTTGATTGCTGGCACCAGCTCGATAGCCCGCTCGACAGAGAGCCTTGCCGCACGGCGCACATCTCGGAGTAACTCTTTTTTCTCCTGCTCTATGGAGATTCCTTCCCGCTCTCTCACAGCCGTCACCGTGTTCCGGCTCACCGAAAGCGCTCGGGCCGTCGCTGAGATACTCAATCCCTCAGCCGCCATGATCACCACAGCGCGGTAAGCCTCCGGACGGCGGGCAAGCAACCGCTCACCAGTGAACTCCCCAGCAGCTTCCAGTTTCTCAAACCCGATTTCCTGCTCCGAAAATAAAAAAGGCGCGGCGGATTTGGCGGCCTCAGCCTCTTGGAGGGGCGTTGCGACCTTTGCGGCCTGCTCCATCATCGCCCGTTCCGTAGCGTTGAGCGTTCCCCCAGCCTTCACCTTCTCGACGATATTCCGCACATTGGCGGCGAGCACTTTGGCCGCTACCTCGGCATTGAGATTTGAGGGCTCAGGCACGTTGCACCTCCTGCATCCATTCCAGATGCCAATTCAGCAACTCCTCATCATTCCAGATGGCAAATTGCTCGATGTTGTCGCTCGACCGCAGATTGGCAGATCCCTCCACCACGAAAAAATCCGGCGACGCAGAGATGAGTATCACCTTCGCATGGGTGCGAGCCACCACCACGGCATCCCCGAGTAGCCCCTTCACCTCCCGATATGTCCCCGTCTTATCGACCTGCGAAAAATAATGGCTCACCAGCAAAAAAAGGCGGCGCACTTTGCCCTCGGCCAACATCTCAGCCAGCATCGCGGCATTTTCCCGGCTCATTCCCAGCGTAGAGATTCCCACCAAGGCCGCGACTCGATCCCCTAAAATGAGCGGGATAATGTCTCCCATCACAAAATCCCCGCGCACCACCGCATGCGTGCAATCGCCCGGCTCCGGCAGATATTTTGCAAGCGTCGTCGCATTTTCCGGACGCACCATGCGCTTGATCCCACGGCGAGAGCGCTTATCGGCGGCCTTTACGGCATGGAATTGCGTCATGTAGCGGTTTTGCCGCAGCGCAAACGACATCTCAGCCGGAGCGCACTCCAAGCCCGCCACATCAATATCCACGACCAACGGGGATTCAAAATTGGTGTTTTCCATGAAAAACAAAAAAAGCGGCGTTATAGAGTGGCGGCCAACCCACGCGGCGGGCGGGTATAGAGCCCCGATCCCGAGCGGCCGGCATCCAGGGCACGCTTCACGCTCGACTCCGGCACTAAAATGCGATCTCCCAGGCGCACATGAGGGAACGTCCCATCATGCAACCGTCCATGCAGGGCAGTGCGCGAAATCCCAAGCAGCTTGCAGAGCTGCGCTGGTGAATAATGTTGCTCGATCATTCTCCCATCCTCCAGGCGAGCAACGCGAGGGCCGCAGCCGGTCCGAGAGCACAAAAAGCCTCCCAGGTCCAACCGATGAAATGAATCGCATCTGGGGTGATCATTTGTCTACCTCCACGGAAAACGGCCTCAGTCCGAAAATTTCAAAAAAACGGCGGCGTGCTGCCTCCCGGCTCGACGCCCTCACATAGTCGCCAAACGGACCGCGCAGCGGATCCATCGCTCGACACAAAAAACGGCGGCTCATATCTGGCCCTCCTGTGCTTGACGGAAACCCTCATTCTTGCTCGATTGCGACAACACCGAGATCATTCCCATGAGGCGAGGCACATCCCACACGCAGAGAGTCCCCATGTCCGAGAGGTCATCTAATGGCACGCAGTCATGCCACAGCACGGTCTTAGCCACTCTTCTCACCCGGCCCTCGATCTGATCCAGTTCCTCCGATGTCAGAAGACGACCTTCTTTCCACAATTCAGAATAAGAATACTGCCCAGCTTCTGCGGGATGCTGCCGGATATAAACCCGATTCCCATCCCGGGCTTGTTCATCGTTATGAGATTGAGCGGAGAAAAAACGCTGTATCCCGCGTCCAAAACTGGATTGCCATAGCCATCTCCATCCTTTCTCTGGCTGTTTCTCTTTTCGCCCTGGTAAAATAAAAGCAGCGCTCATATCTGACCCTCCGTTTGCGCTTGCGCAGTTTCTTGCACCTTGGTTTTATCCCCCCATGGCAGACACCCCCGCAGAATGGCTCCTCTGTGTTGAAAAAGCCCTTGGCATACTCCGGGCAGCTCGCGACTTGTTGCCACGGCCCGCAGATCGAGAAGCACTCCAGCAAGCATTGCGGCAGGCCGAAGAAGAGCTCGCCATAGCCAAGTCACAAGCCGCTCAGTCACTCGGCTACGACCTATGTCGCTGCGCCTATCCGCCCGGCATATCCATCCGTCAACCAGATGGCAGTCATTGCTGCGAAAAATGCGGGCGCAATACCGATGAGGATTACTCCTCAAGAGGCGGCGGAGCATACTGAAGCCCCCATACCACCCCTTTGCTAAAGCATAATCTCCCGTCTTGGCCAACGTCAGGCACGACGCCCAGGTCAGCCACATTCCCTCGCTGCGGAAAAGAAATCCCTCACTCATATTTTGCCCTCCTCTTGCTGCTTGGATTTTACCAATCGGATCAGGAAAGACCTGATCACCTGTCCGGGCTTGAGGCCCTGTTCATCAGCCATGCGGGCTATTTCCCGATGGAGATCGTTCGGTATGCGAATGCTGAATGTTTTCATTGCGGGTGTGTTTGTGATTCAAACAGACCCGCCAGTCAACAAAAAAATTGCGGAAAATTTATTTGTGATACATTGCAACTAATGAAAAAGACCAAACCCAAAACGCAATTTTCAGTCCGACTCCCCGAGGAGGTCATTACATTGCTTGACGAAATCGCCGCAAATACCGGCCTCAACATCACCCGCAACAATGTCGTAGAGCAGGCGTGCGAATGGTTTGTCCGCACCTACCGAGCAAACGGCGACCGCTCCCTCACCGAAGCCGACATGCGCGACCTCGAAGCCTTCCTGATCGAAAGACTCGCACCGGGAAAAGCTCTTCTCAAAAGCCAGCCCGACTCTGCTGGTGTCAAAACCCTGAGAGCGTCCGCGAGTTTAGATTCTACGCCCTCAACAGCTACGACCAAAAGCTCCCACACGGCTGGATAGGCCAGATCCACGACATTACTTCTTGACTCGCATATGGATTATTTTGAGGAGCCCCCTTGGTATACAAAATTGCTTACTTGCATAAGCTGGTTCATCCTTTCAATAATCACCGCTGCAGGTTTGTCCAAGTTTGATTTGGTCGGGTGTTTTGTTGGTTTTATTTCTGTCTGGTTTTTGAAGCGCTGCATAAACGAAACATCATTTAATATTTTTCTTGTCATAACAGTTTGTGGAGTTCAGCTCTGCGCTGCAGCGATTTTTGGCATGGGAGACAATTTAATGGCAGAAGGATTTATTTTAAGTAACTCCATATTAATAGCTCTTGTCATTTACCCCCTCATGCAAAAAAACAAAAAGCTACGCAGCGATCTTGAAGAGGAAATCTACTATTCCGAATTTGAATGGTATCGAAAAGCCAGACACGAGCGGCATCAAAAAGAATACGAAGCCATTTTAAAAAAACAAAAATGAAAACCTTACCCTTTTTGCTCGCCCTCGTCCTTGCCTCATGCGCCAGTCCTGACCCTCGCGAGACATTTGCTCCGCGAGCCTTGCCAGTGGCGCAACCCATGGAGATCCTGATTGAAACCAGCCCGCCCGGCGGCATCGTCGATTGGAATGGAAACGTGCTAGGAGCCTCACCCGTAACCCTAAAAATCCGTCCCGAGCTCGATTTCACCGGCCATCCGCGTTGGCCAAACACCGGCGCAAACGCCCACATTTTTCGAGCCCGATGGCCCAACGGAGCCCGCGCCGCCGAGATGTTTATGGCCGACGAATTACCTCCCCAACACATCGCCATTATCTGCCCCGCTGCCCGTAATCCTCTCCTCGAAATTATTGCCGCAGAAAATAAAAAGCTCACGCAAAAGAAAACCCCATGACCTTTAGAGATTGATTTTATCAGCCTTCGCGAGTGTCAAGCACTTTCTAAAAAAATATTTTCAAAAAATTCAAAGTAATTTTTGCCCTGCGTTTGGATTCGCCCAACAACGCAGCCAAGCCACCGGCCGTCCCGATGAACCCACTGCCGAATAACTCCTCAAAATAAAAATGTAAAAGCCTTGCAAGTGGCCTCCAAAGTGGCTACCTTAAACATAACTCACTAATAATGAAATCAACATTAACAAACTACGGATCAGAAGGTTTGAGGTTCGACTCCTCATGGCTGCACTCCCCTCTCTTCTTCCAGAGTGGCATCCTTGTGCCGTTTTCCCTACACAGCACTCAGAAGATGGCGTGCTTTACTGGTGGATGGGGCTTTCCTTGCTTTCTTCTAAATGCGGTGTTTTCTTGCTTTAAGTGGCGACCAAAGTGGCAACCTAAAGTGGCAAATTTTACCTTTCTGACTGAGGAAACAATATAATGAGAAAACATGGCGAGATTACGGTGGAATGGCGGGCGGCGAAGAATGCTTGGTATTTTCGCGTGCAGGAAAATGGCAAGCGGGTGGCGAAGTCTACTGGCGTGCGGATCCAGTCTGCGAGCGGGCGGGCGGCGGCTGTGGCTAAGGCTAAGGCGATTGCGGGGGCGCTGGCTACCGCCGACGAGCACAAGATTGCTGCGGTGGTGAAGCGTCCGGGCTTTGCGAAGTGCGGCGAGGTGGCGCAGATTTACAAGGAGCATGGACCGGCGGCGTCCGTGACGAAGAGCCTGAGCCGGTTTGCGGCTTTTGTTAAGGAGGTGACCAGTCGGCAGGATTGGGAGGAGCAGAGCACGCACCAGGTGTTGACGGCCTCGGCGATGCGGGGATGGATTGAGGCCCAGAAAAAGGCGGGGCGCTCGGAGAGCGGCATTCACACTGATGTGCAGACGATCAAGAGCGTGGTGGCCCGCAAAAGATTTTACCTGTTTGAAAAATTGAAGCTGCCGAATCTGACGGATTTTTGGGCGGTGTCGGGGGGCTCGGCGACGACGGAGGGCTATCAGCCTATCGACCGCGAGGCGCTGCGGCGTATGGATCGGGCGGCGAGGATCCCGCTGCGGCGTTTTGATGCGCGGGTGTGGGCTATCTACTGGCTGATGCGCAAGGCGGGCCTGCGGAATGACGAGGTGCAATATCTCAAGTGGAGCTGGGTGGATTGGCAGCCTGACGGGACGGCGGATCTGGTATTGATCCGGCGCGAGGATTGGACTCCGAAGGGCCGGAGCGGGCGTGTGCCGCTGCGGGCGAGGATGCTGAGGCTGATCCAGAAGGCGCTTGGAGGCGAGGGCGAGTATGTCATCCCCAGGACAACCAAGACGGAGGCTTTTGACCTGACGCATTACGGGATCAATGAATTTGTGAGGCAGTTTATTCCTGACGGGGAAAAGGGCGCTTACAATTTGCGCAAGGAATACGGTGCTCAGATTGCGGGGCGCGATGGCATAGAGGTGGCGAGCCGGTTGCTACGGCATAGGGACATCCAGACGACGTTCAACCACTACCACAATCTTATTAAGCGGCCGAAGCCGCTTTAGCGTTGGCTGTAGCGGTCGTTCTCCCGCATGGTTCGTGCTTCGCCGCGTGTGCGGAGCCAGAAGTATTCTTGCCGTAGGGCGGTGACTTGGGGCGGCATGTTGAGCCGGTATCTGGCTTTGACGATGCCTTCGATGTCTTCCGCCTGGCGTTTCTTAACGCGAAATTTGACCTTGCCCACTTGACTCGGCGGCTGCGCCAGATAGGTTTATTCCACCTGGGGTGCCTACAGAACCTGCCTGAATGACAGCATCCGTAGTAGCCGGCGTCGCGTTGGTTGTGGCGTTTGTCGGAGACCCTGACAAAGCGGCTGGAGGTGGAAGTAATTCCACTTTTGCTACCCCCTTGAATTGCCGATCGCGCAGTTCAAGGGGGTATTGCGTTACAAAACCAGAATCAAAAGGTTCTTGGTCAAGGAAAACTCCTTCTCTAGTTGTAACCACCATGTGGGTTTTTCTTCTATATTTTCTGAAATAGAGCACTTCAGAGCCTGCATAAACTTTTACCGGAGCGTTTTGGATTGTTTCTGGGACAGCTGCTAACCATTGAGCTTTTTCAGGATCGAGTTCACGCACGTTGCTCCCCTTTTTTAACTCGCGACCTGTGGCATGTTCTGCGCGGTTCTTGATTTTGTCTGAGTAGGCGCCTCGAGTTTGCGGATTGGACAAAAGCACCGTAACGCCTTTGCGATCTACGGCGCTTTTAACTTCGGTTAAAAATCGAGTTGCGTTTACAACAACCTCGTCTTTAGACCGACCGATTGTAAAAGCGGGAGCATCGACATCCTCACTTGGCAAAAAACGCTTCACACTATTCCAGTTGTCGCCGTTTTTAACTTTTGACCAATTATCAACGATGCGACCATCAGGCATTCTGACATCCGGCATTGCCTGCCCTAGCAGGTCTTTTGACAAGTCTGGGAGCGGGTTTGATATTTCCGGAAACAAATTGCCGTTGGCTTTATTGTAGTCGAAGTGGAAACCCTGGCGACCGGTTCCGATGGCGGCGTCCACGCGGTCGAGGCGGAATTGTTTGATCGCGCTGCCAGGCCCGAAAGAACCATTGAGCGGGTTTTTATTACGATTGTTGTTGGTGGCAATTCCGACAAGGGCATTAAGGGCGTCGCGCTTTACGGTGCCAATTCCCGCTTCTCCCGGCAGGTTGGCACGGTGGTTTTCCATCCATTGTTTTAGGTCGGATTCAATCTGGCCGATCTCCCAATTAAACGGCGCAAGGGCCTCATTGCGGTTGTTAATGGCGCGCAAAGCGCGGTTGCGGAATTGGGTGAGGTCCAGGACGACGGCGTTGAGATTACCAGCTTTTGTGAGTTGCCATTCAAAAGGGACTACCTCGCGCGTTATGGCCACGAGATTACCAAGGTTTTTGATGCGAAATGCTCCAGTGTCTCCGCTGCCTATGGCGTGGTATCGCACCTGCATACTCTCACCAGTCTGGCCAAATTGCTCGAACTGGCGGGCAAAGTTTCGGATGTGCGGCATGAATCCGTTTAGGAAGTCAAATTGCGGCGGTAAAATCTTACCACGGATTAAGACCCTGCCATCAGAAGTTTTCTTGGGACCGAGAATTGGGTTGTTTGGTTCAAGTAGTTTTGATCCACCAAGGGCTTTGACCTGTTGCCGGATTTTGTCGTGGGCAGCGTTCAGGTCGCGTTGATCGCGCAGCATGGCTTGGCCAGTGGCGGGGTTTTCAATGGCGAATGCGTTGGCTTTTATTCCATCTCCCCGGTCGTAGAATGTGACTTGTGGGTTGTTGGAAATGTCGCTGGCGCGAGCGGCCGGGGCTACGCGGACTCCGGCTGGCTTTTCATGGCCTGGGTTATTGGCCCATTGGCGGTAATTTGAGATGTAGGTTCCGAGCTGCTTGACAAGCGCTTTGTCAGTGGCGAGTAGAGGGTTTTTAGCAAAGAGGTCGGCGGGCTTTTCTAGCGGGGCTCCGGTTTGAGGATCGATGCGGACTCCGCTGGCTGAAAGGGCCCGCGCTTGAGCCCCAAGTATAGCCTCGGCAAAAGTGAGAAAATTTTCTCCAGCCGGGGCTCCTCGGCGAATGGCGTTGAAATCCATTGATTCGCTGGCCTTGGCAAAAGTCTCGGCAAAAATCTCGTCTCGGGCCCAGTCCAAGCCATCCATATCGCCCCGGGCAAGGCCTCCTTGCGAGAGGTTATCCATCTCGCTTGTAAGCGTGGCAGGAGATATTTTGAGATCTTCACTTGGAAATGCTTGGGCATTTTTAGCGAGGATGATGTTGCTGGCATATTCAGCCGCTCGTGCCTTGATGCCATCCAGCCCATAGGTTTTATCCACCCAAGCGCGGGCCGCATATTTCTGCTGCCCATCAAGGGCACCGCTGGCAATCAGAGCGTGGCCGAATTCATGCGGTTCGATACCTTGGCGTTTTGCATCGAGGTTTATATAGACCTTGGCACGCTCCCCGGCGGGGGCCTGCACAAATAGCCCAGCAGACCCTGCTCCGCCATTGGCTGCCACATTGGCATTGTAGTCGGTGGCGTTGAGCGGGATGAAATCCAGACCATTGCGGAATGTGCCTTGAAGCGATGCAAGTTTTATGAGGCTCTCAGGCGTCTGCGTGGACATCATTTTACCTACATCGCCACCGGCAAGTTCCACATCGACAAGCATGCGGGAAACATCGGAGATGGCAGCTTGTTGGCGGCGTTGTTGCAGGCTTGTGAAGCGATCCACGCCACCTCCTAAAGCACCAAAGGCGGCACCGGCTCCCAACATCGCGGCGGCTTCTTCGTCATCACCGGCATTGGTTGCAAGCAGAGCAAAAGGGGCGTTGACAGCCGTGCCTTTCACAGCACCCTTGGCAAGCGCACTGGCTCCACGCACCGATTGCACAATGGTGGGATTTGAAAGCCTGCCCATAAGCCCACGCATCTGCGGTGACAGGGATTGCTCAGCCGCGAGGCGGGCAGGAGTGCTTTCGATCGGAATAAAATTAGTCGGGCGCTCCAGCACCTCCTTGAAGACCTTCGGCACAGAGGGATTGGCCAGCACAGCGGCGCGTGCGGCTTGGTCCAGACCATTGGTGGCATCGGCAGATTCGCGCAGGATGATCTTTGCAGCCCCGGCTCCGGTTTCAATTTTGCGGAGCACGCCCATGCCTGCCTTGTAAGCCGGGTAGAATCCGGCAATAGCAGCCGTGACTTCCGGAGGCGCTCCGAGAGTCGCAGCCCCTGCCGCCAAGCCCCCGCCCACGCTGGAGCGGGTGAGAGTTGTTACTACATTACCAGCAGTAGAAGGAGTAAGGCCGGTCGTATTTGTAACGACATCGACAAAACGGTTTGCCAAAGCTTCGCCGCCATCCGCAAGGCCTCCAGCGACCTTTCCAATTACTCCAGCAGTTTTAGCGCTGACCGTTTTGCCAAACCGAGAAACGCCGAGGGCTTTTGCTCCTGCACCAAAAGGGATCAAGTTCGTCGGGTCTGCCACAATTTCCAAAACTCCTGCTTGAGCAATGTTTGGAGTCTCCTGCTGGTTTCTTCCTGTCACTAAGCGCGTGAGCAATTCGGTAGGCGCAGTCTGCTCTCCCAGGGCTTGGTATTCGGCATCGATGCCCTTTTTGGCAATGTAGTTCTGAAACTCGTAGTCCTTGATGTCGTCCTCGGTTGTCGGGCGGAGTTTGCGTCCGGCATCCAATGCGTTTTGGAGTTGGACTTCGTTGTTGTAGAAGAAAAAATCGCCGGTCTGCTCATCGCGGTATTTTGGAGCGCCCTGCATAGCCTCTGCCGCCCAGCCGCCAAGCTGCATCGCACCGAGCGCGGCACGGCCGATGCCGGTCTGAAGCGTAGCTGCAGATTTGGCCGATGTCTCAAGCGGCGAAAAGACAGCCGTATTAAACGCATCAAGCGCCGTGACGACGAGCCCCCCTACGGCCTTGGCGGCGAGTTCTGCGGTGCCGGGCAGTTTGCCTTCGGCTTTGAGCCGGTCCTTGGTGGCCTTTAGGTCGAAATACTCGTCGCGTGTTGGCGCATAGTTGGGGTCGTCAAAGAGACGGGCAGCTTCCATGTCCAACTGCTCGGTAGTAAATTCCTTTGGCTTGCTGGCTTTTTCCAGCACATCGAGTTCCTCTGTGGTGTATTCCCGCGATGCTTCAAGCTGGGCCACAGGCCCCATGGCGGGCCCACGGGATAGAGACGCCCCCTTCCCGCTGATCAATTCGGGGGAGCCTGTCGGTTCAGGCGCTGTGAGTGTGCTTGCTACGGGAGCAGAGGCCGTTGGGGGAATAGGGCTATCCTGCACCGGCAGCTCGGCTGCGGCCATGGCGTCCAACTCCTCGGTGGTGAATTCTCTAACGAGGGATCCAGTTGCCATTGGGCTGTTGGATAAATGTTTTGCCGCCGATTACGCGGGTGGCGGGTTGTTGGGGTTGGGCCGTTGCGGATGGCGGTGCGGCTTGGGCAGTATTAGCAGCGCTCGCTTGCGGGGCGTTTGCTTGGGAGCGGGCTTGGGCTTGGGCGAGAATGCCGTCAAAGTCCATGAGGGCTTTATTAAACCCCTCTTCTGTCTGGCGCGGATTGAGTCGCGCAATGGCAGCTGTGGCTTTTGCGCCTTCCTGCTCGGTGATTTGGCCTCCGCCTTTGAGATTATTGAAGGCTTGCATGAATGTGCCCCCCTGCACCTGTTCGAGCAAAGTGTAAAAGTCCGCAGCCCTAGTGCCGCTTATAGGTTCTTTCTTTATGCCAAAAAAGTATTCTGGCCCCTTCGCTCCAACCGAAGTGCTCATACCGGGATGGCTTTTTAGCTCCGCCAACATCTGTCGCATATTGGAAATCTCGGAGGATGCCGCTTGCTTGCGTGATTCCATTTGCGCGACTTCGGCTTGCGATTTCTGCAAGTCGAGCTTGGCATTTTCCAAGCGAGCCTGAATTTCCGGCGAGTTTACGATCATGTTATTCACCATATCCACCTTGCGGCCGTCGCTGGTTGTCACGGTCTGGACTTGGTTGGCGCGGGAGCGTTTCACGCTGTCCTGGTAGATGCGCACGGCGTTGTTGGAAGTAATCTGACCGCCGGAAGACATGGCAGCGCGAACGACTTCCTTCTGGTGCGGAGACATGGCATTCCACTGCTCTTTGCTTGTAATGCGAATGCGACGGCCTGCGGCAAGCTGTGCGGCCAAGTCGTCCAACGGTTCCTCTTCCTGACCGTCCATGGCATCCATCGCGCTCCCGACAGGCTGTTGTGCCGTGGCGGGATCGCTGGGGTCGAGAGCCGATAGCGCCGGGCCGGTAGGAAGGATGCTGTTTGGGTCCGGGTCGTTGGTAATCGACGGCAACGGCACGGTGTTTACGAAAGCAGTTTGTGCGCGGGAGGACATGGCAATATTTTACTGCCAGATGTCAATACCATCGGCGACTTCAACCGAGAGGGCTGGATTGGAACCTCCGCCACCACCGGCGAGGGCGGCTTTCTGATTCGCGAGGATTCTGGCTTGATTGTATTGGTTGTTTTGATTATAGCGGGTTTGGAGATTTTCCATTGCGGGCATAAAAGCCATCATGGCTCCTGCCATTTTGTCAGGGTTGTTTCCTGCCTTACCCAGTTCCGCTTGGAGCGCTTGCCCGAGCGCCATGCCCTCTTTTCCATACTGCGGGAGGATGGCTTGCATAGCGGAGCCTGTGGCTTGCACGCCTTCGAGCTTGGCCGTGGTTTCCCGAGATTTGGTAATGGCTCCGGTGATGCCGCCTGCAAAATTTGTCACGCCGCTGGCTATGCCTTGAGCGAGGGCTTCATTGCCAGCGGCTTTGATTTCGGCGGAGCGGGCTTTGGAGGCTCCGAGGATCTGGCCGGAGTTGTCGTTGACGGTAGGGTTGTAGGTCATGGTGTGGGGAGGTGTTTGGATTGGCGGGCTTCTATGCAGAGTGGGCTGCCAGGCTGGAAGGACCGGCAGGCGGATGGGCGAGCATGATATATTGCGCAGGCGACTCCTCGGCCCACCTCGCCACGGAGGGCGATGCAGCGGCCGCAGGGGTCGGTTCGTAGGAGGGGATAGTCTGTGCGTATCCAGTCGTGCGGGATGCCGGTGGCGTCGGAGCGGTCGCGCTTGAGCACGGGCCAGCTCCAACGGTGCGAGCAACATGCGCCACACCGTTGACAGTCGTATTGGGATTCCATGTGGGTTTGAAGCCTTGCTCTGGGATGGCGTTGTCTTCGTAGGGGGCGAGGTGGGCGATGCTGTTCACCTCGCTGCGGAGCTTGGGGCACCACACGGGGGCTGAGAGGTGGCGATTCACGCAGTTCCAGCAGATGGGGTAGTAGTCGGCGTTGTGGGATTTGTCCTGCTTGTGGCCCCACTTGCCCGAGGCGCGGTCGTAGCGGGTGGGGTCCATCGGGACGCCTTCGGCTTCGAGGTAGTCGAAGATGTCGTCGTCGGTCCAATGCCGCATGAGGAAAAGCTGGGTAGGGCTGTCATCCACACGGCGCACATCCTGGGCGAGCGGCACGCCGCCTTTGATGAGATCGACATCGGCGCTTTTCTGCCCGTGGAATGCGGCGTCCCACGGCCAGTTGAATGAGCCGGTGGGGCGCTGGAGGACATCGGTGAGGCCGCACAGGTAGGGCTCGCCTTCCTTGGGGTGCTCGGTGCCGAGGCTGAGGACGAGGGCGCTGTGGTGGCCCCACTGGTAGTATTTGAGGAAATCGAAACGGGCCTCGCCGGTCTCGATGTCGAACCCGTCTTGGATGGCGATGCGGCCGGGAGCGTAGTCGAAAAGGGTCAAGTCCCACCAGCGGGCGAGGAGGTCGCTGTGGGCGTAGCGGTGGCGGAAGCGGGGTTCACGCCATTGGACGCAGGGGAGCCGCACGCCGAGCTTGAAGATGAGGAGGTGCAGCATGGCGGTGCTGTCCTTGCCGCCGCTCCAGAGGACGACGGGGTTGCGAAATTCCCGCAGCCAATACTCGGCGCGGGTCAAAGTTTCATCGACGAGGTTTTGCAGGTGTTGTGTCATTAAATAGCAAGAGCGGTCATGCCGAGCACCATGCCGCCAGCGGCCATGCCGGAGCCCATCATGGAGTTTTGGGATGCGCCAGCGGTGGCTCCGGCTTGCATGGCCGCTCCGCGCAGGGCGGCTTGGTTGTTTTGGAAGCTGTTGTAGCGCGACTCCAGCATGTTGTTGTTGAAGCTGGCGACATTTCCGGCCATCTGGTTGGCTTGGTTGTAGGTGTTGCCGATCATCTGGCCGGAGTTGCCCAGTGTGCTGCCTCCCAGGCCGAGGGCGGGGTTCATGGCGCGGGAGTAGGGGTCTATGGTTATGTTGGCTCCGGCCAGGCTGGTGCGCAGGTTGGCTTGGTTGAGGCGCGTGTTGGCGGCTTGGCCGAGGATATTGCCTACGAGGCCGAGGCGGTTCTGGCGGTTGCCGACGAGCATTTGGTTGGTGGATCCGGCGAAGTTCCGGCGTTCGGCCTCGCGGGCGCTGGCGTAGGCGTCGCGGTTCAGCACTTCGGCGGCGAGGGCTCCGGTGCCGGTGCCCAGTCCACGGGCGGACATCCCAGCGCGGGCTTGCTGGGTGGCGGCGCGTTCCTGCTCGGCGCTGAGGCTGCGGCCCAGGGCGAGGTCGCCTTCGGCTTGGCGTTGCAGCTCACGCTCGATGTCGGTGCCTTGCAGGTCAGCGGTGGCTTGTTGGCCAAGCTGCTCGGTAGATGCCGCTATGCTTCCAAGCTGGGTTGCCTGGTCTTCGGCGGCGAGGAGTTGGTTGGTGGCTCGCTGGGTGTAGGCGTTGTTGTTGCCAGAGAGTTGGCTGGAGAGCTTGCCGATTGTGCCGAGTTGCAGGGCTTCGAGTTGCGGGTAGGTTTCGATCTGCGCGGCCGCTTGGTCGCGGTATTGCGACTTGGCCTGCTCGTTGCTCTGCGACATAAGCGCGGCGTAATCGATAGGCTGCGCTTGTGGCACGGATTTCTTCTTGGATTTCTTATTAGCCATTAGGTGTTAGGGGGTAAGGGGTGAATTTATGCTTTGATGCAATACAACATGGCGATGTTGTCGGGGCGGGTCTCGGTGGTGCTTGCGGGGCTTTGGCTGGAGGTGGTAAAGCCGTGCTGGTGGCGAGTGCTTGCGCCACCTGTGCTGGTTCCTGTATATGCGCCACCTGTGCTTGCATTTATTCCGCCTCCCCCTGTATTTTGGTTTGATGGTGAAATTCCATGCGTATGATCTGGTGAATCTACTTCAGTGGTTCCCGAATGCGTATGCGGTCCAACGGCATCCGCTTGCTTGGCTCCAAAAGTGCCAGCGGCAACGCCATCGCTGTTTGTTCCTGAACCGCGCACGAAATATCCACGTAAGTCAGGCAGGGCAAATGTGGTGCTGCCATCGCCAGCACCGTAAGTTGTCCCGATGGCCGCAAAGAGGGCGGCGTAAGTTGTGCGAGACACTGCCGATCCATTAGCAGCGAGCCAACCACTTGGCGCGGAGTTCATGGCAAACGGCATGATGGCCCCAGCGGGAAGAAGTGCCTGCTGGGTTAAGGGAGCTAACTTTACCGTAGTCACCTCACCATCCGCCAGCGCCACGGTCGGCGTGCCGAGCAGGTTGAGGTTTGTCGGGGTGACGATTTCGTTTGAGGTAAAAATTTTGCCTGGGGTTACGGTAGCCATGGTGTGAGTTTTAAGTTTTAAGGATTAAGTTTTAAGAGGCGTCCTCTGTGGTCTCTGTGTCCTCTGTGGTCAATTCAGCGTGCGGGTGGTTTGCGAATCCGCCCCGGAGCGTGTCGCTTCGGCGGTGAGGGCGCGCAGGAGCGGGCGGCCGGATGTGGTGCGGAAGCGCAGGTCGAGCGCGGTGGCTTTGCAGCGCAGCGGGGCTTTGATCGTGTAGTCCTCGCTCACTCCGCTGGTGTTGGTGAGGGCGGCGATCTGGAAATCGTTGTCGTAGTCGGTCGTCACCGCTTCGAGGGTGCAGGCCGCACCGGCATCCAGCACTACGCTGGCCTTGGATCGCAGGAGGCGCTTGGTGTCCAGGCTGCCAAAGCCATAGCGGCGCGAGAGCAGGAGGCCGTTCACGGTCGTAGTGCCCAGGCCGCTCAGTGTGTCGTCGGTGCCGGTCTCATGCTCATCGAGCAGGAAGAGCTTGCCGGTCGTGGTGGATGCGAAGAGGCGGCGTTCTGTGCCGTAGTCCGAGACAAGCAGGCGGTCTATGGCAAAGCCGTAGGTGTCGCGGCTTTCCCATTGTTGGTTGAGCATGTTGAAAGCAAAGAGGCTGTTCGGCTGTGTGCTGGTGCCCAGCGGGAGGGCGAGATAGTAGCGGTTGTTGAAATAAATCCCGTTGCTCAGGTAGGCCGCTTGCGCATTGATGCCGTCTACCAGGTCGGCGATGGGGTCCGAGAGCGTCTGCGTGGATCCGCGCAGCTTGAGGTCAAATTGATTGTCGAGGCGGTAAACGCCGTTGTCCGATAGGAAAAACACATACACGCCTGCGGTGGCAATGCTCCGGCGGGCGGAACAGCCGACTTCATTGGTGAGGAGTTGCAGGCTGCTATTGGCGGCATCCATCGACACGCCATCCGTTCCAATGGCCGCTGTGGCAAGCCAGATGGATTTGCGGCAGAAGACGAGCACTTGCCCTTCGGCATACGGATGCAAGGCCACGATGTAGTCGTTGGAGCCCGCATTGGCGCGGAAGCTCTTCAAAACGGGGTCGTAGGTCTCCGCGTCGAAGACATCGGACATAAGCACTTCGTCGCGGTTGCGGGCGATGATGAGTTGGTTATTGAGGTAGGTTGCCGTGCTTGTCGATGGCAGGCGCGAGTAGGTGACGCCGAGCGGATGCGATCCTTGGGCCACTCGCGCAAAGGTGTTGGTGAGCACGCCATCCCACACCAAAGCGGGCTGCACACGCTGGGCGATGATTTGCCCGGTGTCCGGCGTGACTGTGCCCGAGGGCACCGAAAAGGAAAATTGCGTCGAGCTGATGCGTGTCACTTGGAAGTCTGCCAGGTATCCCGCATTTACCGCTCCGCTTATGCGCACCACCTCGCCTGTCTGGTAGGGGTGCGTGCCGCTAGTAGTTGCCGTGGCCGTGCCGCTTGTCTGCGTGAGGCTGGAAAGGCGGATGAGCGATTCTGCCCGCGTGCGGAGCAGGTAGAGCTTGTCAAATGCTTGGATAATCTCGATGTCATCCTCGGCGACAAGGGTATCGGTGGTCGGGTAGGCGATGCTTTGCAGGCTCGCTCCATTCCTCCAGAGATAGGCGGTATTTGGACCGGCAAGGACGATGTATTCGTTTGAGTTGTCCAGGCGCGGCGAGGAGTAGATGCCAGCGCCTATTATGCCGCCTGTGTAAGAGGTTTGCACTACCGGCCCACGATTGGCTATGAGCGTGCCGCTGGCCGATGCGCCGGGATCCGCTGTCATGGTGTAGGTGAAAGTATTTGGCCCAGGGACGGTGATGTAGAAGTTCCCGTTGTATTGCGATTGAGCGGCACCGCGGATGTTCACATAGTCGCCGGTCGCGTAGCCGTGCGCGGTGAGAGTCGCTGTGGCCGTAGTGGTCACGCGAGTTATGGAGGTGATGGATTTATCCACCCCAAGCTGGAATGGCACCGTGAGCGCTTCGCCGATATTGCCGATGGCCTCTGCCAGCCGTTTTGCGCCCTTGCGCGTCTGGGCCACGCCACGGTCTAGGCGCATATTTTCGCAGTATTGCACCATGCCTGGTTGGAGTTGCAGCGGGTTGAGACGCGACGCCATACCGAGAAATCCGGCATCTCCTTCAGTGATTGTGGCGTCGTCTGGCATGCTCCTTTAATTATGGGGAAGCGTGTCAAGTAGGGCGCGAATGGCCGGTGCGTGGATGCGCGGCTCGCCGCTCCAACGGCAGCGGTCGGCGATGTGGGCAGGGCTGTAGCCTTGGTAACGCAAACAGGTTTGAGTGACACGCTCGAGGAGGTGGGGCGGGATGCCTTCTACGGCAGCGGGCGGTTTGACGGAAATCTTGGTGGTTTTTTGCGTCGCTTTTGGTTCGGCTTTTTCGACGATGCGGTAGCAGGTCACAGGGATAGCTTTCATGGAAGCGGCGTCCCACTCGGTAAATTTCCTTTCCTCGATGTCTTTGGCAGCAATGGCATCGGCAAGGTCTTCGCGGAGGTCGCGGGGATTTACTCCCAGTTCGCGGGCTACTTGGGTGCGGGTCTTCCAGCCTTGTCCTGGCGGGATGCGGTGCTTGGCCGCTTTGTGTTTAATGACGATGGCGGTAAAAGATTTCATGGCGATTTTGGTTTGAGGAGGAGGCTGGCGTAGCTCGTGCCTTCGTTAATGGTGATGTTAGTCATCTGGAAGTTGCCGGTCTTGCGGCTGATGAAGCGCACGAGGTAGCCGTGTGTCCACTCGGTGGGGCGGGTGTTGGCGTAGAGAGGTTGGCGTTTGCAGAGGCAGCCGGGGTTCCACGCGCTGATGAGGCCGACGCCGGGCAGGTGCATAGGCTTGAATGCGGCGCGGTGGGTGTCGAAGAAAACGATGTTTCCTGCGGCCTTGGCCATGGCTTGGCCAGCGGCGTCGCGGGCGTTGGAGATCTTGTGGACGAAGAAGGCTTTGTCGATTTTCACCCAGCCAGGCGTGTCGCAGTCGCCGTGCGTCTGGCCTTGCCGGTAGTAGCGGATGCCTCGGTCTTTCAGTCGCAAGACATGCTCGGGGCAGAAGGTGCGGCGGAGCAAATCGACATCCTTGTGGTGGGCGAGGCGTTGCGTGAGTGCCCATCGCTCCACGCGCCATTCATGGTTGCCTTCTACATAATGGACCTCGGAGGGTCGAGCGGCATCAAGGATTTGGTCCAGGAGGGAGTTGGAAACGGCAACATCCTCTTCGTAGGAATCTTCGGTCTCAGCGACATAGCCGAGCGTGTGGTGTTCAGCAAGGAAGCCGCCGCAGTCAATAAAATCGCCGCCGATGATGAGTCGGTCGGGTCGGAGAGTGCGGAGGTCGCCCAGAAAAGCGGCCATGGCAGCAGGGTCGTGTTTGTTGCCGTGGACATCGCTAAAGATGACTTCCACAATATCTCCCGTTCCTGCTTTGGATGTTGCCGGGGTGATCTTCTTGGGAGCCTTGGCAAAACGAGAGCGCTCCAGAGCTTTGACCGTCTCGGAATGGGCGCGGCGCTCGGCTTCGAGCTGGGCGCGGGCCATGGCGGCGTCGTTCTCGGCGGCGGTGACTTTGCTGGCGTTGACTACTTCAAGTAGGCTGCGTTGGTTTTTCATACTTCCTCCTCCTCTTCTTCGTCGTCTTCTATCGGGAACAATATGTCGCTCGTCCTATCGGCAAGCGCCTCGACGGCGTATTGGTTGCCGAATTTAAGGTCCATGTGGTAGGTGGTGCCACCCTCCTCCCAAGAGACCACCGCGAGGCCGCAGTCGAATTGGTCCACAAGTTCCTTGCGGATGCGCTCCAGCACGGCCTTGCGGGTTTGTTGCTTGGTTTTGCTCATGCGAATATGTCCTTTGCCGCAGCCACACGCTCCCGCATTTGCGCGAGAGTGCGGCCGGTTGGCACTTCGTAGTGCGGGGTGTCTTTGAAAGATTTGAAATCCCCTCCCCATGTGAGCCCCAGGCTGCGGGCGGCTTGGCCGATCTCGGTGTAGATGGGCGAGTCGGTGAGGTAAGTTTTGCCCTTGAAGAGACCGATGTCCCAGGCCGTGCCGAAATTGTGATTGGAAAAACCCGCTCGGGCATTAGTCACTTTCGGCCCCGGCGTCGTGCGTCCCTTGGCGTAGAGCGCATCCTGCTCGGCGTAGCTGCGGAGTCCTGAGATGATGCGCACCACCACGCCATGCTTGCCTGCAAGGTCGGTTGCCAAGCGCATAAACTCCCGCGCTCGCGGCTGCACAGCCGGGTGCAAAGTTGAGATGTTGCGTTCCGTGCGTTCGTCGTAGGTCATCGAAAGTTTTAAGTTTTAAGGATTAAGTTTTAAGTTCCGCCTCTGTGCTCTCTGTGTCCTCTGTGGTCATTTATCCTTGAGGGCTGGCACCTCGGGGAGCGTGTAGCTGAATTGCCCGTAGTCCGTCTGGAGCGAGACGCCCAGCGTGGTGCACCCGCCGAGGAGCAGGAGCCCTGCGACGGCAAAGGCTGTAGCGGCAATCACGGCGGTGAGGCGGGCTGGGTGGATCATTTGGTTTCCTTGCGGAAGACTTCGATGAGGGCGATCACGGCTGCCACGGCGGCGGCGATGGCGTTCACCTGGGCGGGGTCTATGGCGAGGCCAAAGAGCCCGGCGAGGATGGCGAGGCCGCGAAATGTGGAGGGTTCTTTAAGGCGGGCGAGGATGGTGTTCATGGGAGGTAGGGGAGTTTTAAGTTTTAAGAATTAAGTTTTAAGGGTCGTGGGGCGGGGACTTCTTGCGGAGGATGGCGTAGAGGGAGGCGATGCCGACGAGGCAACCGATAAGGAGCGAGGCGATGCGCAGCCAGGCTTCGATTTCTGGCAGGAGCGACACCGTGAGCCCTGTCGCCGTGGCGAGCAGGCCGGTGAATGAGGCTGTGACTTGGTGGGTTTCCATGGGGTTAGGTCATAAAAATTCTGCACTGAGGATTGGCTCTTTGCGGGCGCGAAGGCGTTCGGCAGCGGCGGCGATGCCCGTTGGGTCGTCCCAGAAGGCGCGGGTGCGCCAGGAGCCTTCGTAGTCGTAGGTGTAGAGTGTGTTGCTGCCCGGCGGATAGAGGTAGGCTGTGATTGCATGGCCGACTGGCCGACCATCGCGGGTGTAGCTGTAGCGCACGACACGGGCTTGGATGCCTTGGCGGTTTAGACCCTGTGTCATAGCGACCGCTGTCGGCAGGCAGGCATTGCGCTCGCGGGCCATCCATTGCTCTACATTGCGCGGAGTCGAGGTGCAGGCGCTGAGGCAGAGGCAGACGATCGAAACGGCGAGTTTCATTGGTCAGGGCGCTCAGGGAGAGTTGAGAAATCTACCTCGGAGGCGATGACGGCTTTCGTGCCATTGGGCGGTTGCCATGTTTTGAGGTTTCCGTCCCAGAGGACTATATTTTCCAGCCAACCGCCATCGATGTTGATGATCGCGTAGTTCTCCATATCAAAAAAATGTTGTGATGATTGCCATTCCAGCCCCGCCCGTTCCGCCGTTGCCCGATTGAGTGCCGTCCTGAGTCGCGCCACCACCTCCACCGCCGCCTGCTGGGAACCCTCCGTCGCCTCCGTTGCCGCCAGAATTTGTTATGGACGACCCGCCGCCACCGCCACCTGATCCTACAGCAAATAAGCCAAGTACTGCGTTGGTATTATCAAGGCCATTGCCGCCATTGCCGCCATTAGTCAGCCCCGCAGTCCCTCCAGCAAGGTTAAGTGCGTTAGAACGCCCACCAGCTCCGCCTTGAGTCTGCGAATTACTGGTTCCTAATCCGCCGCCGCCGCCGCCCCCCGCTCCACCGAATTGAGAGGTGGCTAATGTGTTTCCCGGACTTCCAGTAGCTCCAGCAGCTCCATTTGCTCCAGCAGCCCCACCGTTGTTGGCCTGCATTGCCCCATTGCCAGCAGCGCCTGCTGCTGCTGTTCCACCGTTGCCCGGCGAGCCTCCAGGAGCAATTAGAGAGTTAAATCTTGTGGAGCCTCCGCTTGATCCAATCACTCCATTATTACCTGTTAGGGTTGCTCCTGCTCCTCCAGCTCCCCCCGCGCCAATAGTAACGGATTCCGTTGCGCTTAAAATGCTTGCTGGCAGAGTAATGTTAATAACCGACCCCCCACCTGCTCCACCCCCACCGCAGCGAGCTGTTGCAGTAATATCTTTCCTTCCGCCCCCGCCACCACCAGCACCCCCAAAAAGTTGCACATTGACAGAGACAGCCCCAGCGGGTTTTGTCCAAGTGCCAGAAGACGTGAAGATTTGGATATTGGCGCTTCCAGTAGATACCGGAACTTCATTTCCAGCAGAATCTTTAATATATGGTTTATTATCGCTTTTTATGTAAAA